GTTATAACCGATTGATGCAAGACCTACTGAATTATTTGTGTTTCCTGCAACTATTGTTGCCACGGCCGTACCGTGAGTTTTTGTTGCCGTGTTTGTGTTGTCATAATAATTGATTTTACCTGTTAATTCTTCGTGATTTGTGTAAAAGTTTTGATCTGATACCGCCACGTTTATTGTTGAGTCCCCTGTTGTATAAACCCAAGCGTTTTCAGCCCCGATTAAATCTAAAGCCCAATTTGTTGTAGAAACTAAACTATAGTCATTTGGTACTTCTAATGTTTCATATGTAGGACCATACTCAACACCTTTTAATCCACTAACTCTACTTAATGATACGTATAAATCGGTTACGTCACAATTAGCACAAGTAAATTCATATACATTTTGTAATTTTTCTTGTTTTGAAGATGCAAATGCTTTATAGTATGTTAAGTCAGTATGTAAGTCCGTAAGTATTGAAATAAATTGTTGATTTTTTTGAAGTTGTTCTACATTTTCTACGGTAGCCCATACTGAACTTTTTTGTCCGAAAGATATTACAGTTACTAAACTGATTAAAAGTGTTGTGATTGTTGTTTTTAAGTTTTTCATTTTCTATTGGTTTTATTTTGTTTACACCAATAGATAGTCCTATATATAAAGAAAAACCCTTTTTTGGTACCCCATAAACAGTCAATTTACAACATGGGTACTAATTTAAGTTATGTGAAATTACTTACACGTATACGTAATAAAAACTAATTTTTATAAAAACAAAAAAGGAGACAATTTCTTGTCTCCTTTCTCTTATTCAGTTAAGATATTGATTATCTCAATTCTTGTAAGTCAAATGTTCTAACTCCATCAACTGTGATTCTACCATAGAAACGGTTGTTAACCATTTTCTTAGCGTATCTAGTCATGATACCTTTGATAGGTGTAAAGTTGAATGGGTTATACATTGTAGGTGTTAATTGTAGAGGTACATACGGAGCGTAAACGTATCCTGTATCTAACAAAGAAGAACCTTTGTGTCCGATAAGAACTTGGTTAGCCGGGAAGTATGGGTCTCTATACACTTGGTAACGACCTGCTAATGTACCAACTCTTTCAATACCCATGTTGTATTGGTCTTGCTCAGGAGATGCGTTAGATACGTGGAAGTACTCAAGGTCATCAAAGATAGCTGAAACTTCAGAAGATACAACAATCCAGTTAGCTCCACCTCTCAATGTAGATTTGTGGATTTGTGCAGACAATTGGTTAATTGCAGTGATCAATGTTTGATTCCAATCTTTTTGAGTATAAGTCATGTTTCCAGGAATTCTTCTCCATCCGTTGTAATCCCATCTTAGGTTCCAAGCCGCACCTTTTCTAAGGTCTCTCAAGATTTCTCTATCAATTTCTGCCGCCACTTGCTCAGACAATAAAGCCGTTAATTCAGCCTCAGCATCAATGTTATGGAACGCTGAAACATCTTGTGCCAATTCAGGTGACCATTGTGCTCTTAGTTTTCTTTCAGTTACAGAAACAGTTACTGATTCTAAGTCAAAAGAAACCTCACCGATTTTATCTTCAAATTCAAGTTCTTCGTATCTTCTAAATACTGCCACAAACGAAGTACCTGACGCTCCTGAAGTGATAGTAGCACCTGTATATCCATCTAAAGATGTTGCATCACATCCAGTACATACTGGACAAGATAAATCAACTTCTAAATATATACAACCATCTTGTGAACAAATATTGTCATAAGACCCACCATTTCCGTTAGGGAATGTTGTTGGTGTTTGTGTAGATGTAGGAGAAACGATACCTTTACCGTATTGTTGAGTAACGACTCTAAATAACAATGGAGTTGCATCGGCAACAGAACAAGCACTATCTTCAGCAATTGCTAAACCGGTTGATTTGATAATTTTTAAATCAGACAAGAAAGTCTCACTGTCAACTTCCGAACCATCGGGTCCGATTAATTTACCAACACCATTATCATAAAAACCACACATTTTAAGAAGAACTTTTCTTTGAACTCCTGTTGGTGCTAATGAGTCAATCAAAGATCCATTTGACCAAGTTTGTATCACTGTAGTTGCAGTAACAGCAGTCCAGGTACCTTTAGAATAGTCAAATAATCCTGGAGGATCTAATGCTGCCTCAGCACCTTCATAAAATAAATCGTAAAGATTTTTAGCGTATGCGTTAGCGTCATTATAACCTGAATTGACAGTTGCAGTTGAACCTGGTGCACCGATTGGTTGGAAGTGGTTTGTTCCTGGTGCGGTATCAGCTGAGTTATAACCTTGAATTTTAGGTACAAAGTAGAACAATTTACCGATTGGTAAGTTCATTGCTTGTACAGATACTAAATCATTTGCTAATAATTTAGAGAATACTCTTCTAACGATAGGAAATACAACAGTTTCAAATGAACCTGAACTGTCAGTAGATGCCGCTTCGTTAATTAGGTGAGATGCTTGGTTTTCATATAATTGTGCCATGTTCTCTTTAACGTGTCCTTTAAGACCGTCTAGGAATCCTAATCTATCCCATTTGTTAATTGTATCTTCTTTGATAACTTTCAAGTGCTTAAGACCGATGTTACCAACAAGACCTGATTCTAATAATGCTCCCATTTTTAATTTTTTTAATTAGAGTTTATTTTTTTATTATTTTGTATATAAATATACAGTTTTTTAAAAAAGTTTATTTTTTAGTTTATTTTTGTCATTAAATCCTTAATTCTCATAAATTGTGGATTTTCATAAGTTTTACTTTCAATCAAATTTGTTGCTGATCCTGATTGTGGAGTTTTAGTTACTTTTCTCTGAATTGATTCAGTAACCACAGGTTGAGTACCTTTTCCGTCAAGTTCTCTTTTGATTGATTGATAAAGATTTTTAGATTCTTTTAATGATTCAACTGAGTCAAATCTTCTAAGAATATTAATCTTTTCTTGTTTTGTTGTTGAGTGTTCTGTAAACAAACGTGTAGAATACGCTAAGTTAGAATTAAAAACCGCAACTTCATTAAGTTTTGTTCTAAAGAAATCTAACGCTTTTTTGTATTCTTCATTTTTTTCTCTCAACAAGTTTAACTCTCCGTTTACTGATTCTACTCTAAGGTGTCTAGGTGCGGTTCTTGGTTTAGGTAAACCTTTTCTACCCCAATATTTACCATTACCTAAAGTTCTTGAGGCTTCAGTAGTTTCTGGTTGTTCTTTAGTATCAATTAATTCTTCGTTTGTTTCGTCTTCCCACTCATTGAATTCTTCTTCTTCAAATTCATTTTCAGTTACTCCGTGTTTGATTTTAGGATATTTGAATTTAGGACCTTTACCTGTTAAACCTTTACCTCCACTTTTTCTATCTTCTTTGAAACCTTTATCGTTAACTGACATTTTTGAGAAACCATTACCTGGTTTACCCATTCCAAGTCCTTTAGCTTTAAAAGATTCCAAAACAGACTCAAGAGCTTCTTGATCTATCTCGTAAACGTTTTCCTCCATACCGTACTCTTCCATAGGAAAATCTTGTTCTTCCATAGGAAAATCTTGTTCTTCCATACCGTACTCTTCCATAGAAAAATCTTGTTCTTCCATAGGAAAATCTTGTTCTTCCATAGGAAAATCTTGTTCTTCCATACCGTACTCTTCCATAGGAAAATCTTGTTCTTCCATACCGTACTCTTCCATAGAAAAATCTTGTTCTTCCATACCGTACTCTTCTTCTAATTCATCAAAATAGGAATCACTGTAGTCTTCACCCTCATCACCATACTCATCGTACCCGAAACCGGTTTCTTCTTGCTCATTAAATTCAGATCCATAATTTTCATATTGATTTGGTCTGACTGATCTAATTGCATCTATCATTGAATTTTCCATCATATTTTGTGGATTTTCGGTGTCACCATCCATTTGTATTAGATATTCTGTTTCATTTTTGGGTCAGATAAATGGATACCTTTTTCGTCTTTTTTAACAATAATACCATCTTCGTCACCCATTAATTTAAAAACTTTGATTACGTCACCAATTGATGATTGCGTCATATCTAATGGTGGTAATTCACCTCCTTGATTATCTCCCATTTCTGGTTCTACAGGTAATTCTTCACCATCAACAACCTCTGTTTCGTCATCAACAACTTCTTCTTCACCTTCCATACCATCAACAGGTTCTTCTACGTCTACTACTTCTTCGTCTTCTACACCAACTTCTTGGCCTTGTTCTTCTTGTTCACGTAGACTTCTTTTTTTTGAACCTCCAAGAGATTCCCTTACTAATTCACTGATTTCTTCCTTCATTGTAGAAGCAAGTATTCCTTTTGCGTTTTCACTGATAGCATTTTCAACAGCCTTAATTTGTAATAAAGCGTCTTCTACTACCGATTTTTCATTCATACTCATTTTTTAAACAATATGTTATGCGTTTATTTTTTAAATAAATATGTAGATGTTTGAAAAAAACTTATTTTTTTGTGTTATAATGAAAAAACTAAAAAATAAAAAAAGGGAGACACTTAACGTAACTCCCTTAAAATTTTAAATAAAAAATTATTAATTATTCAATAACCTCATCAATTTTACTTTCAACAATAGCAGTAATTCTCCAATCCATAGTGTATGTTTCATACGCCTTTGTGACTTTTGCCTCTACGTCTGTTGGTGAAAAAGCCTTAACTAATTTTTCTTCTTTAATTTTTTTAACTTTCCCTGTGTTCTCGTCTACCATGTCTGTGGTAACTCTTGCAACAAAATACTTTTCATCCATAACTTAATTTTTATTTATCCAAATAATCGGATAATCTTTTCATTAAGTCAACAGATTTACTCAAAGGATTTGATTCTATTTCTTGATGCTCTGTTAAATTTTCTTCGTATTTAGGTCTATCTTCTTTATTAAGGTAAAGATATGCACCAGGTGTTGATGGCGAAGAAACCAAATCAAAACAAATTAATTCAAAATCATCCTGTACTTCATTTTGTTCTCCTTTTTTTACTAAAGAACCTACACCACGAGAAGAAACACCCATAGTCACACCTTGTCTCATCATGTTTGCTGCAATGTCACCTTTAGATGAAACAATCCCTCTTTCATGAAATCCTGGTGTTGTCAATAATTTAATTTTACCCATCAATACGTTATCTTCCCACCACACATCAGTAATAAGGTGAGCGACTCTATCTAAATCAATCAGAGAAGATTCTGGGTGATTAAGTTCAGAAATAGACATCCCTCTATTGATCATTTCTTTATACTTTTCAGTTTCTCTTTTTAATATTTTTTCAGGATAAATTCTACCATTTCTATTTGGTACTCCATATTTTTGTAAAGTAGCGTAAAAAACAAATGGTTTTGAGTGGTCTAGTTGACCATACGATTCTTTTAAAACTTGACTGTTTCTATACTCATTTGGGTTAATGATCCCAGCATCCCACTCAACAAGTATTCCTTTACCCGTATCTTTAGGTCCTAATATTTTCATAATCTTTTTTATGATAAATATTATATACTTACAGTTTGTTTCGTTTTAGTCATACTTAATGTAAAATACTTTGAATTTTTTAGGTCGTCTTTATAAACAGAAGTTAAAATATTTTTTATTTTATTTTTTAATAATATTGATTTGAAATCTAAATTTTCTTTATGAACGAATAATGTTATTTCTAAATTGAGGAAACTTTTTTTATTTTTTTGTATCCCACTAGTTCTTAAATCTAAGTCCACAATAAATTTTTTTTCAAATATTGTTCTATCAATCACTTCTAAAAGTGTATGTAAAATATTTCTTTTTAAATCTCCTGTTAATTTTGACCAATTTTCGTAGTCATCGTTTGGTTCAATCCAAGTTTGTAATATTATATAAATTGATTTTAAATTTTTTGAATCTACCGTACCATACTGACATTTTGCATCACCAAAAATATTGAGTTTTGATGTTTTTCCTTTTTTCATTTTTCATATCTTGAAAGTTTATTGTTTTAACAATTATAGTAAAACTTTTAGTTCTTGTCAAAATTTAATTTTTTTGTTACTATTTATAGTGTAAACCAAAAAAATATGATTATAGTACCTGTTAAAAATTCATCTTCATTAGAACAAGCATTAAAAACTTATAAGTTTAAAATTTATAAAACAAAACAAATACAAAAATTACAAGAAAGGCAGGAATATAAAAAACCCTCCGTAAAACGAAGGGCTCAAATTAAAAAGGCTCAATACAAACAGAAGAATCAAACAACTTCTTGAGTTTCTTCCTCTTTTTTCTCTTCAGATTTTTTTCCAAAAATCTTTTCTGTAGATGTAAGACCTAGACAACCGAACGCTAACATTGCAACCGCATTCACTAATGTGTCTGACGGTTTAATGTCACCATGTGTGTAACTGTTAACATACAAAGTTACACAAAGAGAAACACCACACAAGATTCCTATAAATCTTTTTGATGAAGGGTTTCCCTTGCTGTCTGTAAACAATCTTCCAATCCCACTAAAAATTTTTTTCATAGTCCCAAACTTAGTTTTTTTAGTTTATAATAATCATAATGGCTAACTTTAGAATCCATTACTTTATTGATTGTTTTATTTATTGATTCCTTCAAATCAATTTCTTTTGATTCATTTAATGATGACTTCAATTTTTTTACCACGTCATTTTTAAGATTTTTCATTTCTACAACTAAATCATCATAACTTAAAGAAACGATACTTTCTAATTCTTTTTGTTCAGATATTGGTAATGTTGAAATTTCTTTTTTCAAAGACTCATTAGCGATTTTTACCATAGTAGATATAGGCATATTATAATTTTCTGAAATTTCTTTTCTGCTTGGTTCTTTTATTAATAAGTTTTTGATATTTTTTTTAGATTCTAATATTGATTCTAAATTTTTAATTCCTTTAGTGTAAATTACATTATCTATATCAGAATAGTTATTTTTATTTGTTTTGTTCCAAGAAGTAATCCAATTATTTAATCTTCTAATATCTGAAGTTTGATTTTCAATTAAAATTTGAGAATACTCAATTGATTCGTTAATATAATCATTTGCTAAATCAATGTCTAAACCTTTGTTAGATGATAGATCGTCATATATAAAATATAGTTCTGCTAGATCTTTATTCTCTAAAACTATAGTATTAAATTCTTTTATGAATTTTTTAAAACTTGGTTTTTTTGCAATCCCTATAGCTGTATTTTCTATATTTGTTTTAATGTTACCGAATGTATTCATATTATTTTTTAATATAAATATTACTTATCAATCAAATTTTTTAATTTTTGATCAATTTCCACCAAAGAATTTCTACCTTTTGATAAATCTAAATTATTTGATTCGTTAAATAACGTCTCTTCCAAAATTAAATCTAAGTCATTTCTCACAAATCTTTCGGGAGTGACGCCTCCTCCTTCCGCACCGCCTGATGGTGGTGGTGGCGGAGGTGCTCCTCCACCCATGTCTCCTCCTGCCGGTGGTGCTCCACCTGCCGCGGCATCACCTCCAGCTGCGCCAGCCGCTTCACCTTCTTTTTTACCGTATAATTTATCAATATTATCAAATAAACCTGTTTTAGTGATAACTTCAGCCGTTTTTTCTAATTCAGCATAGACCGCACGTTCAACTCTTTGTTGTTGGATGTCCAATCTAATTTCTTCATCAGAAAATCCTAATATGTGTTTTTTAGCCCAAGAAGCAGAAACAGGTGCTAATGATTTTGCAATCTCAGCGGTCGCGTCTTTATATAGTGTAATTTTTTCTTTCCAAATTTCTAAAGATAATAGTTCTCCTTGTTTTGAAGGGTTATTTAAACTTAAAGTAAAGTTTGTTAGTTCGTCTTCAAACCCTAATAAAAATAAATGAATAATTGCTATTTTATTCAATTCGGCAATCATTGATTTTTGGATTCTGTTAATTGTTCTAGCAAATCTTATGTCTAACAACGATAAATTTTTACCGTCCCCGACAGCCTCTTCAAACCCTAAATACGCCTTTGGTATTCTAAGTGCAGTAACAAGTTTCTTTTGAATATATTCAATATCTGCAATTTCAGCTAAGTTTGATGCTCCCGCCAATGTTGTTACGGGTTCAGGTGCCGAAGCGTCACGTACAGGTATAAAGAAGTCTTGATCAACCGCCATTTGATTGTATCTCATATCAACGTTACCTGTTTTTGAATCTACTATTTGATCTCTTTTGAATTTATTTGCCACTTTTTGTACATATGCGTCAACATCTTTATCGTCCATGTTACCAACAAACACTTTAAATACTCTTCTTTCGGGTGCTCTTGATACACGATAAATTAACATAGCGTCTTCACATAATAGTAATTGTTTCCAAATACGTCTTGCTTTTTCTAACATAGATGTACCGTAAGGAAGTTTTCTATCGTCACCTAAAATTCTAAAATGACCAACTTCCCAAGTGTTAAATTCCATGTTTTTTTCTTTCCAAACAAACTTCAAAGCGTCGTTTTCCATTTCTTGTGAGTATTTGTCAGGTTGAAACCTCATACCCTTTTCTAATCTTTCAATTTGAATATTTGGTAATTGTTGACACCCGACTATCCCTTTTTCAGGATCTAACTTTAGATAAACAAAATTATCACCAAACTTACATGTATTTCTTGTCCACATAGGTAAGTTAGTATTTATATCCAATTTGTTTGTAAAAAGATCCGTTAAAACTTGTTTTATTCTTTTTGATTCAGAATAAACTTTTAATATTAATCCGTCTTGATCTGGCGTTGTTGATTCTTCAGCATAAATGTCTAAAGCCGCCGAAATTTCAGGAGTATATTCCATTGATTCGTAATCATAATACGATGCCATTCTTGTTGGTTCGTAATAGACTGCTTGTTGGTATAAGTTACTCTCAACCTTTTGCCATTGTTGTCCAATATATAACGATTGTTGTGCTTGTAACTTTTCAATTTCAAACTCCTTTTTATCTGTTGTTTTTAATAATTCTTTTTTATCAAATTTAAATACAGGTGCTTGTTGGTCTAAGGTGGCATTAGGTCCGAAAACTTTTCCTAACCTTTGCCATACTGTATATTTTTCTTGTGCCATATTTTTTTATTTTAAAAATAAATCTATAATTTATAAACTAAACTCTTTTTCCTCCGAATAACCATAAATAGTTTTGGTAATCACTTTGAGTTAAAGTACTTCTACTCATACCCATATTCATTCTATCCATGTAACTTACAGGAACACCTGGATTAAAATTTTGGTGAGATTCTCTAAATTCTTTTTTTTCTGTGGTCCACGAATTCAACATTGCCTTAGCATGTTCGGTAGCCTTTTCTAATTGAGCAAAAGAATTTTCCCCAACATATATCGCCATAGCTAATGCCATAATTAAATCATCATGTTGTCCTTTTTGGTGATCGGGTCTTCCATTTACATAAACAAACGTATTTAACTCATTAAATAATCTTTGTGATCTAACACCAAAACCATGTCTTAATGATTCTTCAAACGCAGCAATTATTTGAACTCTTTTTGAATTAAAATTAATTCCGGGTATTTTATCTTGAGCTTTTGGATCCCATTTCCATTTATCAGCCGGATTAACCCCATCAACATATAGATTTTTATACCCAAGTTCTTGTAATTTTCTTGATGTTGCAACACCCATTCCTCCTGTAATATCGGTAACAATAAAAGTACTATACAATATTCCCCATTTATATGCAATATCAGCAACAACATCAGGAGGTACTTTACCAATGTACTCAACAACCTGTTCTCTCTCATCAAAGTCAATTATTGTAAATGTTGTAAAATCCTCACTATCACCACGAGAAACATCCATACCCATAATATATTTATGACCTGGTACTGGATCTTTCCAAACCCATAACGCACCTCCCATTAATTTTTCTTTAGGTTCTTTTATATGTTTGTCTTTTATTGATTTCATTGTTTCAGGTGGAATAACGTTATCCCCCGAACCCAAAAAGTTACATTCAAGTTCCTGTGATATTTTTCTTTTGTCAAATTTTAATTTTTTGGCCATCGCCTCAAACCATGAACTATAAGCTTTGTAACCTCCATTTTCTATTTTATCTTTTATTTCTTGAAAATTCCTATCACTTACTTTAATTTCACTATAATCAACTGTTATTTCATTATCATTATATTCTGCACGATTTAACATATAATGAACAATATCTTCACATTTAATTAGTTTTAAATCTTTTGAATAACGAGGATCCCTAAACCAATACATTTCAGTGATTTTAAAGTCATTCATTCCTTTTACCGCTTGACTATAAATTGAATAGTAGATTGGATCAAATCCGTTTGGTGTTGATATTACAATTACTTTACCTCCTGTTGAAAGGGACGCCATACAAGCAGACCAAAAGTCTTCATCGGCATTTATATAAGCAGCTTCATCAAAAATAAGGATTGTTGGTGTATAACCACGTAAGGCATCCTTTGATGTTGCGACCGCCTTAACCTCACAACCATTAGTTAATTTAAAATGTCTTTGTGAGTTCTTTTCATTTGAAAACCCGACACCTAACCATTTAGGCCATTGTTCTACAAAGGATCTTACTTTATTTGCCATTTCAACCGCAGTATCCATTTTGTTGGCAATAATAAGGATTTTTTCAGGTTTTTCTTTACGAGCAAATACCATCCTTTTTGATGCCCACGCAGAAGTCACAGTAGACACGCCCGCCTGACGATACTTTAATGCAATATTTTCTTCACATGTGTCGTAATCTTTTACAAGGGTAACTTGATCATTAAATAATTCTAACGGTACGTATTTGGATTGTGTATTGTCGTATGTTTGTAGATATGTTTTTAATGCGTAAGGAGTATCATTTACACATTTTGCATATTCTAATAAAGCTTGTTCTTTTGTTAACGACATTCATTATCTTTTGTTTCTTCTGATTGCGTATAATAATTCACCTTTTGTTGTATGTGGAGGTAAATGACTTTCAATCAATCTCATTATTCCTTCTTCTAATTTTTTAACGTCTTCTTTTGAATCTGATTTTTTCTTTGTTTTTCTTTTCGGTAATCCCTTATGTTTTGTTTTAGCAAAATCTTTAGCATCTTCAGGATCAATATCTTTAGCCACTTTTCCTGCTTTACCTTTTTTTGGAATATCTCCTTTTTGCATTCCTCTTACAATACCAAAAAATTGTTGTTGTTTTTTTGACATCGCCTTTTCTTTAACCTCTTTATTTTTACCAACCTTTTCTTCCTCACCTAATTCAGTTTCTGTTGTTGTAATAATTGTTTTCCCATCTTTATTTTCAATTTTAGAACCTGCGGTGGTAGTTGCATTTCCACCGGGAAGTACAGTTGTTTGAGTTGCGGTTATAGTCTTTTTTTCGTTTGGGGGAACTGTTTGTTCTTTTATTACTTTACTATAAAGTAAATTAAGTTGGTCGTTAGACATTTTTTCTAAAGTTGAAATTGAAAATCCTTCATGTAAAAGGATTGCTATTTTAGGATTAATATGTTTCATCTTGAACTAAGTTTTTTTCCCATTTTAATACGATGTCTCTTTCGTATAATTTATTTTCTACTGTTTCTACGGTATCTCCGTATTGAAAAACTAATCTTTTTCTTTTGTGTATTAAAATTTCATCACTATCTGATCTTTCCCAAGCTAAAGATATGACACCGTCAATAGCGTCATAAACACCAAAAAAATCAGAGTTTTGAATTAAGTTTAAATCAATTTCTGAATTTTTTAAAACCCCAACTTTTTTTATGTAATCAACATTAGGCGGTAACGGTTTTCCTGATGCTGGTTCGGCATCCCAATCTTCACCCCAAACATCATCCAAGTCTGAAAATATAAATTCATATATATTATCTCCTTTATAGTTTGGTCCTAATTCGTTTACATATACTAAAATCATATAATTCTTCCTCTTGGTGTTACTTTATATTGTTTGTTTTCAACAACAAAAATTAAGTTTTCTTTATTTGATTTACCTAAAAATTTTGCATTTTTATTTGATTTATAAAATTCATTGGCTGACTCTAATTGAGAAAGGCTTTCACTAAGTTTTATAAATTCTTTTTTAACTTCAATTCTTTTTAATTTTTCCTTTAAAAAATCCTTTTTTCTTTTTTCCTCAAGAATTGGTTTTTCTTCAGGTTTGATATCAAAATATTTAGATAAAACTTTTTCTACTTTAGATTCGGCAAATAATGAATCCATAATGTGAGAATAACCTTCTGTTTTCTCAGGTGCTGGCGATGTCCCCATATCAGGAGGTGTCATTTCACCACCCATATCCATTTCACTACCCATATCAGGTTCTTCCATTCCTAAATCGTCACTTCCCTCCATATCAATTTCTTCATCACCCATATCATATTCATCAACCTCGTCAAATTTTGCCATAATATCATCTCTATCATCCTCATCTAAATTTTCTAAATTTATCGCCGATAATATAGAATTTACAACATATTTAATATCTTGAGAATCCATACCTTTGTCTTTATCAAAAGATCTAATTTTTTGACTTAACCTTCCTGTTAGTTTTTGAATTGATTTTAATCCTGAAGGTCCTGATGGTTCTTCACCATCTTCAGGTTCGCCCATATCGTCCATTGGTGGTTCCATTCCTTCTCCTCCCATATCATCCGCTGGTGGTGCTCCTCCTCCCATGTCGTCCATAGGTGGTGCTCCTGCGTCTGTTGGTGGTGCACCTGCTCCCATATCAGCTGGTGGTGCGCCTGCTCCCATATCCGCTGGTGGTGCTCCTCCTCCCATGTCGTCCATA